AGGTCAACAAGGTAGGAGACCGTAATGGCTGAAGAAACCAAAGCGCTGACATCTAGGCCAAAGGCATTTAGTTTGCCAGCCGCACCTGACTTAGCTGGATTCAAAACAGAGTTAGGGCCGATTCCTTCCGTCGGCAGTTTTGAAGAAAGTGGCAAAAAGTTTAAAACGTCTGAAGAAGTTGGCGCAGAACAAGGCAAACAACTAAGCAGACTAGAAAAAGCAGAGCAAGACATTGGCGCTGCACAGTTAGCGACACAGCAATTTAAGGCTGGCGCTGAAGCCGATATAGCGCGTCAGACCAGAGAAGGAGCGCAAGACATTGAGGCTGGCCTTGACACGATTCGTCAGCGCTTCCCGCATCCACAGTTTCATCCGACGCAAGAGAACGTACAGAGCATGGCGACTCTATTTAGCCTGATTGGGTTGGTCGGCACAGGGATGGGTGGTGGCGGCAAGATGTCAGCAATGAATGCCTTGGTTAGCATGAACGGTATGTTAAAAGGCTGGCAACAAGGTCGTAAAGATTTGTTTGAGCGTGAGAAGGTTGAGTTTGACAAGAACATGGCTAGGATAAAAGCCATTCTTGACGATGCTTATAAAGATGCTGACAGGGCATACAAGACGCTGGCTTACAACCGTGAGGAAGCGCAAGCGTTGGCTGGTCAGTCTGCTGCGAAGTTGGGCGGTCAAGTTGGCAAGCAGATTCTTGAGAAACAAGGCATTGAGCGATATGTTAATTTCTTAGATGGCATTAAAAAAGATGTTAAAGAAACTGAAAAGTTAGCTTCTCAAGAAAGAACTCAAGCAGCTAAAGATGCGGCAGCCGAACGTAGGCAAGTATTGAGAGATTCCGCTGCTGAACGTAGACAAGTGATGAGAGACAATGCCGCAGAACAACGCGCAAGAATTCGAGATGAGCAGCGAGGTCAAGGAAAAGCGTTGCCTGAAAAACAGGTTACTCAAATTACAGGATTAAATTCGTTAGCAAATGATTTGTTAAAGCTAGAAAAAGAATTTAAGCCTGAATACGCAAGTCTCGGTATTTTAGGATTTGGCGCTGACCTGTCTGTTGAGGCAAAACGTCGATTGGCAAGTCCAGAAGGACAGGCAGCTGCCCAATGGTGGTCTAAATATAACCGTCTGCAAGCGCCGAACCGTCATGCTTTGTTTGGCGCGACATTGACCGGCAACGAATTGAAAAACTATCAATCGTTTACCGCCAAGCCTTCTGATGACCCTGAGTTTGTGAGAAAGCAGTTGCTTGACCAAGCTGATTACTCTGTAGGCACAGCCAATGAACGGATGTTGTCGTTTGAGCGTTCTGGTTACAGAGTGCCAGAAACAAAACCAACTGATTTCTTGGGAACTTATACGGGTCAGGCTGGTGCAGCGCCTACACAATCCGCAAAGCCAATGCCGACAGGCGACAAGTTGAAATCGTATGCAAATACTCATTTTGGCGGCGATGAGCAAGCAGCCAGAAATTATTTGTCAACTCAAGGGTATAGATAATGGCTGACATTAGCGACCTCCCGGCTCCACCGAAAGGCCCAAGTAAGGCAGACATTTCTGATTTGCCAGCACCGCCTCGCCAACCTTCTTTTGGTGAAAAGGCATTGGAGTTTGTTGAACCTACAGTTGAGGCTTTAGGAACTGCAGGAGGCGCTATTTTGGGAACCCCATTGGGGCCAGCAGGAACAGTAGGTGGCGCTGGTTTAGGTTATGGCATTAGCCGAGAGGCAATGCAATTAGCTAGAGAAAAGTTAGGTTACGCGCAACCAAGAACTACTGAACAGTTGGTGACTGAACCGTTGCGTAATATTGTTACTGGCGCAACGATGGAGACGGGCGGCAGACTTGCGGGTCGCGCTTTAGAAAAGTTGTCTGGAAAAGGCGCTGAACTTGTGGGCGGGTTTCGAGATTTTTTTAAACCTGAAGTTCGTGCTGGAAAAATTGCAAGAGAGGCTTTAGGTCAAGATTTGGCGAAGGCAAGGCAAGTGTTGTCTCAAGCGGCTGATGATTTGTCAACAAGTCAAGCATTAGCAAGTATCGACCCCAAAACTGGCAAACCCGTTTTGAACGCTCCTGCTGCACAGGCTTTGTTGCAACGGGCAGCGTCACGCGACCCCAAGTTTTTCTCAACCTTGCTAGGTGAGCAAGAGGCCGCAAGGCTTCAACAATTGCAACGTGTGGCGGGTGGCTCTGACCAGACGGCAGCAAGAGCAGCGCAAGAGGAAATGAAGCGTTTGCTTAATGAGCGACTTATCCCCGTTCTTGAAACAGAGTTGGGGGCAGCAAATATTGCTGGCAAATTGGCTCCTAAGTTTGAGTCAGAAGCGGGGCGCATGGGTGAGGCTGCTGCTGCAAAAGTTCAGGATGTGCGTCGTTTTACGGCGGCGGGAGAGCGTGCTGTCCAAAATGCCAAGAAACAAATGTCTCCGTCTGGTTTGCCGGTTCCTGTCCGTTACACCTATATGGGTGAGTTGGCTGACCGCGCTGAACGTGTTGCGACGCAAGCGGCAGAGGGGTCTTTGCGGTTTGGTGAGGCAAAACGATTTGCAGAGGCAGCAAGACAAAGCCTTGGTGCTCATGGATTGAGGCCGCTAGAGTCTGCGCCTGTCGTAGCAAGGATTGGTCAAAAACTGCGTGACCCGTCTCTCGCTGGCAACGTCGATGTTGAAAGGTCGCTAACACGGGTTGCTTCAGACATTAGTAAGTGGACAAACGGCGGTGGCGTAATAGACGCTTTTGCCTTGGATAGCATCCGCAAGAACTCAGTCAATGCAGCAATTAAAGAGTTATACCCAACCGCTGACGCAAAAGCTCAGAAAGCGCTTGCCGCCAAAGTTTTAGAGACGATTCGTCCCGTCATTATTGATGCGGTTGAGGAAGCGGGTGGAACGGGTTATCGCCAGTATTTGCGCGACTATAGTTTAGGTATGCAACGTATTGCCCAAAACAAATTGGGCGCAGAAGCGTTACAAATTTACCAAACCAATCCAAAGGCTTTTGTTGATTTAGTAGAGGGTAATGCGCCTGAAGTGGTTGAGCGTATTTTTGGCGCTGGCAATTACAACTTTGCTAAAGAAATGAGCTTAAATGCTCAACAAGCATTGAGAAAGGTTGCTGGAGAGGTTAAGCGTGGCGAGGCCATTAAAGAGCAAGCGACGCTCGGAGAAAAGCGTCTTTCTGAGATTTTGAAGGAACACGCCGGTACTTTGCGCTTGCCGTCTTTCTTGAGTGTAAAGGTTACGACAACCAACGCTTTGCTGGATGCGCTTGAAAACCGTTTAAGCAAAAAGACGTTGGGTGCTTTGACTGAAGCGGCAAAGTCAGCCCAAAACTTTGAGCGTTTAATTAACACGCTGCCAGCAGCAGAACGAGGGGAAGTATTAAAAGCATTACGCGACCCTGCTACGTTTCGAGAAATCCAGCGCAAGGCAGGTGGCGCGATTGCTGGCGTTTCTGATAGAGATAGAAGTGTGCCGCCGCCTTCCGGCGCTGCTGGCATTAACGATATGAGTCCGAGATTAGGGGGACGGTAATGCCGCTAACTAAAGGTTATAGCAAAAAGACAATCAGCAAGAACATTCGTCGTGAGATGAAGCGCGGCAGACCGCAGAAGCAAGCGGTAGCAATCGCGCTATCTGTTGCCAGAAAAGCAAAGAAGGGTAAGCGAGGCAAGCGTGGCTAAGAAAAGCAAGGGGATAAATCCTGACCTAGAGGACGCGATTTCGAGTACCTTGAAGTCGGTGATGAATGACAGCATGGCAAGCATTACCGAAAAGATGAAGGTGATTGATAGGGCGTTGAAGCTGGAAGCCATTAAGCTGAAAATGTCAGACGATGAGTGGGGTTCTGGCTTTAATCTTGATGAGGATGACGATAAGGATTAGACTTGAGATTCTTTACATTAGGGGATAACTATGGAAGCAATCCAAGTCATTACTATAGCCTTGCGCGTCATCTCAGACCGCTTAATTACGATTTTGGCACTGCTGACTTCATTTGGTCTAGGGTGTTGGACGATGTGGAACCCGATGTGGGAGCGAGTATCGACCCTAGCGATATTCGTACTATTCAGTTATTTGTTAGTAAGAGTTAAAGAAAGGAATAGCGATGCGCGACCCGAAAGACCTTCAATACAAGAGTAGCGTTCCCGGCGCTGAGGAACTGAACTATAGCCAGAAGTATGCAAAGGCTATTAGACCGCAGAAGCCTTCTGACGCAACTGAGAACAAGCAGAAGTGGCAACCCGGACAAGTGCCTATGGGTGGCTTCCGTTCCATTTTGTGTTTTGAGGAAGGCAATTACTCCTCAAAACTTTCTAAAACTTCTGGTGGCGGCAAAAAGGTGTACTAATGGCGGGTTATCTATCTAAGACAGCCAGTGGTTCAACTGAACCGTTCGAGCTGCAAGTCTCTCGCGGTCAAATTCCCGGACACAGAAACGTCACTGTCTTTGGATTTAACCCTGATGTTGACCAAACTCAAGTCTCGGTTTGGCCTCTGGCTAGTTTAATTACTTTTCCTGCGGCTGCTCTGCGAATGACGGTAAGCTCTACCAGTGCTAACGATAGAAGCGATGGCACAGGAGCGCGTACCGTCGTTGTGCAGGGTCTTGACGCTAATTACAACGAGGTCACAGAAACCGTCACCTTGAATGGTCAGACTGCGGTCACGATGACTGCTTCACTTCTTCGTGTTAATTATGCTTATGTAGCAACAGCGGGTTCTGGAAACGGTGCGGCTGGTGACATTTACATTGGTACAGGTACTGTGACTGCTGGCGTTCCTGCAACCGTATACGACATTATCAAACTGGACTACAACAACACGACTACAGGCAGCTACACCATCCCGGCAGGGTATACGGCGTATATGTCTCAGGGTCTGTTTTCGGCTGGTCAGCCCAGCGGGTCAACTCAAGTCCAAGGTCGTTTGCTGACTCGCGGCGTGAACAACATTCGCATGACTGCGGCGCTTACCACGCTCAATAACGGTGTTGCGAACTATGTGTTCGAGTACCCGCTTGCAATTCCAGAGAAGACAACGGTTGAGGCAACTGCGATTGCTAGTGCAAACAACAATTCCGTTTCGTCCATGTTTATCCTTGTTTTGATTGAAAATTAAGAGAGGGACTACTATGAAACAGTACATTCTTGACCGCGCAAAAGAACCGTCTACATGGCGTGGCGCTTTGTTGTTCCTAACCGCGATTGGTGTGCCGATTGCTCCTGCTTTGGCTGAACATATTGTGGCTGTTGGCCTTGGTTTGGCTGGCATTGTAGGTATGGTCACTAAGGGATGATTAACTCTCGCAGTCTTGATGACTTGTTACCGCAAGTCAAAAGCCGAGTAGAACGATTTATAGCGGCTTGCAAGGCTGAAGGGATTGATTTGCTTGTAACCAGTACCTACCGAGACAATGAAAGCCAAAATGCACTTTATGCACAGGGAAGAACTACGCCGGGGAAGATTGTCACTAACGCAAAGGCTGGTCAGAGCTTTCACAATTTCCGTTGCGCTGTTGATGTTGTTCCTATTGTCGCTGGTAAACCCCGTTGGGATGTCAAAGACGAGGTTTGGCAAAAGATTGGCAAACTTGGGAAGGCGGCAGGGCTAGAGTGGGCTGGCGACTGGAAGCGGTTTCGGGAGTACCCGCATTTTCAGTACACAGGGGGATTTGCGTTAGCTCAGTTGCAGCAAGGAGCGAAAATTGTCTAAGAACGTCAATCTTTCTGTCGGCAGGGGCGAGAAGCTCTCTGTCAAAGCCGGTGGTGGCTTGACCGAAAAGGGTCGCAAGAAGTACAACCGAGCAACCGGGAGCAAGTTGAAAGCGCCGACCAAATCAGGGCCAAGACAAAAGTCATTTTGTGCGCGGTCAAAGAATTGGAAGGGTGAGCGTGGTAAAGCAGCTAGACGCAGATGGGGGTGCAGATGAGTGAAGGTTTATACGCCAATATCAACGCCAAACGTGAGCGTATCAAGCGCGGTTCCGGCGAGAGAATGAGGACACCCGGAAGCAAGGGTGCGCCAACCGATGCAGCGTTCAGGAAGTCAGCCAAGACAGCACGAAAAGGCCGTCGGTAATTACAACTAGGGGATAAATATGGCGCATCCAGCGCAGATGGCGTTCGTCGTTCGTCTGAAAGAGAAGTTTCCTGAATACTTTGTACGTCAGGCTGTCCTAGAAATCGGCAGTTTGAACCTAAACGGCACGATTCGTCGCTATTTCGAGCAGTGTAATTACATTGGGGTAGATGTTGGCCCCGGCCCCGGTGTCGATGTGGTTGCCAAGGGTGAGGATTTGACTTACGGCGACGGCTCATTTGACGTTGTGTGCAGCACCGAATGCTTTGAGCATACCGCTGCATGGCCTGAAATCTTTGCCAATATGAGTCGGTTTGCCAGCAAGCTAGTGTTCTTTACTTGCGCTACAACCGGTCGCCCTGAACACGGAACCAGCCGCTGCAACCCTTGGGATTCTCCGCATACCGCTGGCGACTACTACGCTAACGTCACAGAGGATGATGTATACGAGAAATGCGATTTAAGCCAATTCGAGTTCTACGAATTCGAGACGGATGATACGGCGCATGACCTGTATTTTTGGGGCATTAAATCGGGTTTACCACCCCCCAAGAAAATCTAATATTCCACAAATGCAACATCAGCACTCAAGTACCATTCTGTAATGTAATCTTTGAGTGCGATAAGTCCTTTTCCGGCTTGAACGCATGGCTCATGCGGCAAAACACGGAAAAAGTTGTTGACCACCATGTTGCGGTCTTCTGTATAGCCATTGATGACAAGAACGGTATGGCTAGGAAGCCTTGAGAGGCTTTTTAAGAGGATTTCCTGACCTAGCGGTATCTTCTCCCCATCCCGCTTCCATTCAGCGACTAGGAAGCTCCCTTTTCGCTCATAGACCATATCCAGATTTGACGGGACTACTTTGCCGAGCAGTCCTGTCAATTCTGTAAAGTCGATATGGGCGGCGTAAGGGTTTCTCATAATAAAGATTGTTGTATAGCGTTTTGTTTCCGTTGCCAAAAAATAAGTGACTGATGAGATTCAATGCGTTCCCTCATAATCATTGCCCGTGCTTCTTTGGTTGGCGGGGTGTAAGTTCCTTTCCAATGAGAATCAAGACCGACATTTCTACCAATGTTTGTGCTATCAGCAGAGGCAAAGGGGAAACGGCTAAATACGTCTGGATTTAACATTCTGAGACCATGAACCTTGGCACAAGGTCTGCCGCTTCTGTCACATAAAACATCCATTGCTTCTCGCATCCGATTCCACCAAGCGTTTGTGCCAATCTGTGCATATTCCCCTGAACTACCTAAACAAATGCGAGGAAAGTTGGTTGCCAAACGGTCAAGCCTTTCTAAAGATTCGTGCAAGTGCCAAACAGGTGCGCCGACCCAAGGTGCTGTTTCCTTCCAAGGCCATTCGTCAATTAACGCATCGTTAGCATTTTCGTCGCCATCAATTACGTCAGGAATAACAGCAAAATCAAATGACGGGTATCGATGCAACTCAGCTACCCACTCATAAAACTCACTCCAATCAGTTATTGGCTTGCCTGATTTCCATGCGCTAAATGCGCCATTATCTAAAGCAAAAGACTGACAAACCTCTAAAGCGATAGTGAGTTGGTCTGGATGAGCAAAAGAAATGAACGCATGACCGCCAGAAACTGCTTTAACAGCAGCGGTAGCTGGCGTAATAGGCAAGCCGTGATAATGAATCATGGGCTTTTCAGCAATCTGCCCTCAAAGGCATACGTTCCGATGTGGCTCAACTCAACCCACGGTGCAGCCCACACCGAAAACCCTGCTTCTCTTGCTTTTCTGCAAAAGTAGTAGTCCTCCGACAGCAGTAACTCGGTTTCCGGCTCAATCATGGTTGCAAAGAACTCAACAATGCGTTCCCCGTTGGTCGGGTTGTTCATGTCTAGCACGTTGTTCAGGTAATTCGGTAGCTGGAGTGCCATTGCCTCCATGACTTCACGCTTAATCAGCATAAAGCCAGTACCGCCGTTCCAAATCTCTACTGGCTCATTGACCGGAACCGTCACTTCAGGCTGATAGCCCTTCAGGTTGACAACAAACGCGCCGGTATGAAACTTCAGTTCGCTATCGGCAACACCAGCGTTCATAGCGTTTTTGACGGTGTGCCAGTTAATTTCTTTCTTCGGATAAATGCCGCAAATGATGTCTTTGTCAGCCGCAATCATCGGAAAGATGTCTTCTGGCTTGAACAGGATGTCGGCATCAATGAACATCAGGTGAGTGGCTTCTGACTTCAAGAAATTAGCGGACAGCAGGTTTCTACCGCGCTGAATCAGCGACTCATTGAATAGGTGGCTAAAGCTGACGTTCATGCCCTCCTGACTGCACAGGGTTTGCAGCTTTAGGCATGACTGCATGAAGTAACCGAAACACTGACCGCCATACATCGGCGTTGCCACAAAAAGATGATTTTTCATTGATGTCCTCAAAGTAAATGGGCTGACCAAGACGTTGCCCAAGCGTTCCTAACCTGCACTCAGGGGTGCTCACCCTCGGTCTGGTGGGGGTTCGATATTTCTTCAATCACAACGTGCAATAGACCGCCTTTAAGTGGCTCACCACGAATCATTTCAAGATGGTCTACTTGGAAATCGTCATCAAACACCCCTGCGTGTTCTAAAGCATCCAGAACAGCCTTGATGCGGTTGTCGATGTCTGTTTTGCGCTTATCTCTTGGACGCAAAATCATTGTGATTTTCAATTTGCTATCACCAAATTTAGGAATGTTCTTGTCAACGACAATGTTTTGAACTTCTTCTCTGAACACCCTGCCAGCCTTCGAGAGTACGGTGCGGCCTCTGAAGTTGCGCCACATCGTATTCATCGATGGCGGGAAGGGCAATTCAAACGAACTTACCAAGGCACATCACCTGCCATTTTCCTTGGCTCTCTTGGCGTAATGTCTTTGGGATACTGCTTATCCTTCCAATTCGGGTCATTGACGCGCACAGTGAAATATTTGCCGTACTGACCGTCGTTTTCCCACACGCCGAACTCAATGATTTCGCCTTTGTGCATTATCGTACCCATCCAATGAGGCTTTTTATCGCCTTCCTCTTTCTTGTGGTTACGCTTAATTTTTCCTTGCCCTTCTTGTGGCTGGTACGGGGTGTATTGCTGTTTTTCAGACATAACAGGTTCCTTTATTTTTGGTAAATAAGCCCCGATGGGCTGCATTTCATGGCTGCGCCAGTTATCGTTCAATCGCATCCTCCAAGTCATCAAAGGTGTCTACCCCGTTCTTGGCTGCAACAAACGCTATCCTTGTCGGCGCATCCATCTTCTTGACCGTTGCTTCGTTGGCTTGTTCCCATTGCAGGATTTTCTCGCCCTTTTGCTCCGAGTTCAGCTTGGGTGAAGCATTGATGGACGCTACCATTGATACATACTGGTCGGTGTAGTCTTTCCAGTCCTTACAGTACGCATAGCACGTTCCATCAGGGAGATATAACGGAAAGTCCGTTTCCGCAACCTCGACGATTTCGACTGCACCCATATCCTTTGTCGCTGCTTGCACAGGCGCACTCTTTCTGGCGGCAAAGTCCTCAGTTTCTTCATCCGTGTAGACCCCGATAACGCAGCCCGGGAATACGGTGCGTACGCCTTCGGATACGACACGGCTTCTGAGCATTGCTCTAGGATAATTACGCCAATTATCTTTGCTGGTAAGCCCGATTTTCTTAGCCATATCGAATGTCCAAGTAACAGGCACACTACCGCCAGCAGGATGAGAAAAGATACCAGTGACACATTCATCAGTATAGGTTTCCCATTTAACGCTACCTCCGGCTTGTTGGAAACGGGCAAGAATGGCATCGGCCTTCAATGCAGGTCTGCCCTGAATAACGTGGTAGTCACGCATAGCGATAGCAGGGTGCATATTTTCAGCCTGACAGAGCAACATAATTGCCATTGCTTCATCTGGTGATTTGAAGCCAAACATTTTTGACTTGGCTGCGACTTCAGCCATTTCTTTGATGTCGTTTAGTGGCACAAGCGCAGTCATTTGTCCCTCTCTTTCAGCATTAGGTCAGCAACGATATAAGCCTTGTTGACAATGAATTCCAAGTCTTCTGGAATGTCATCAACATCAACAAAGGCTTGCATAGCCTTCGCAGCAAAATAATCTCTCAAACTCATACCAGTTTCTTGCCTTCCGGTTTGTGGATTGTGTTGGTTAGGAAATGCGTGCATGGTCACCTCACTTGAGTAAGAATCGTCGTACACCCGGCGTTTCAACCATAAACTTTTCATAAAGGTCTGGCATTTGGGCTTGAAAGAGTTTTGAATCAAATTTCTTGCTACCTTTTGTGTTTTTCCAAGTAGCTAAAACTCGACCATCAAAGGTAGTCAGTTCACTTGACCACTGCATATGTGACTGTAATGCAGTGACCAGTTGTTCTTCCTTTTCCTCTAGCTGCTTAATTTGGTCTTTGACGTACTTTAGAGCTTCAGCGGCCTTTTCAATCGGTTGTGGCGCAACAATAGTCGTTGCCCTGTCTTGCGAGTAAATCAGTTTTGCTTGTTCCGGTGTTTCTGGCTCAAGTGGCTGCTTGGTTTCTACAGCCGCCCAAAAACGTGCCATGTCTTTGATAAGTTCTTCCTTTTGTGCTTCTTTAATCGTGAAGGAAAATGTTTCAAAGTTTTGACCGCCAAACAGTACGGCTAAAACAATGTTTTCAACATCATGGCAAGCTGCTT